GTCTTCTTGAATTCGATTGAATGAATCCTTGATTTTCTAAGTGATTGATAAAGAGAATTCATTTGAGTGAGAAAGTTATGCTCAGGCTCTTCAGCCATATCAAGTTTCCACGTGGCTTCGATCAGCTCGGAACTAGTGATCAAATTAGCAACCAAATCAGTACTCTCTGCATCTAAATGATCGAATCCATAATCTTTCTTGTTGAGCTGGATATAATCGACCATCTCACTGCGATTAAGAAGATAACGCTCTATTTTAGCACCAGGCACTGTTGCCAGGATTTCAGCAGCGAAACGTGCTATATCTCTAAGTCTAAGGACACCTTGCTTAGCGGCCTGTACTGATGAGCGATCGATAATGTTCTGGCAGCGCGCTATCACTTGTGCTGCATAAGGATAACCATTCAAACTAGCTAAGAGTGCAATACGTGCGTCGAGAGCGGCAGTGATGTTATACTCTAAAGATCTGAACGCGCTTAATTTGGGAGGTAGAGCGTGACTTACAAGTGATTTCATATTGAATCAATTTAATTATTTAACATAAAGAAATTATAAGTAAACTACTGAACATATCCCTTCATGAACCCATTGAAATAACGAGGGTTGAAAGACATAAGAAGAGATGAGGGGGTAGAATAATAACGCAGATAGAAGGAAGATTAAGATTCATCTTCGTTCACATTTCCCTGATCTGTCTCAGGAGGAAAATAATCATCAAAATTATCTAGAGGTGACGGAGCGAAGTAATTATCCTGGTCGATAGGCATATCCACTGGTTCATCATTAGTCATATACCGAAGATCATGACGAACATGAGGACTAAACCTTTCAGGATGATATCGAGCGTAATCTATACGTGGGTCAAATCGAGGAGTGAAGTTAATATATTTGTCTGGAGTCTCGGCGTCGGCCATCGCTTTATATCTCATTGCTTCTTCCTCCTCGCGCATTCGTCTCATAATCCGTGCAGCACGGCGCATTGCTCGCCTACGCCTTCTCAGATACCGCCGTCTTGCCCAATTCCGTTTGAGACGAGACCACCACCCGCCAATTTCAGGATCCATATTTTCGATATCTCCTGCTATCTCCTCAGCGACTGCTTTATCAATTTTCTGTTCTATATCCGGATCATCAATGCTGACTTCTTGTGAAGCGTCATTTAAGGCGTGTTTTACGATCTCCTCAATGTCTCCCACCAACCAAGCGTCCGCTATAGAGTCACCATACAAATCAGCAATTTCTCTTGCGGTTTCTGAATCACCAATTGTAATGTCACCAGAGAGAGCTGATTTTTTAGATAATAGTGAAATCAGAAATGCAGGAAGAAATCCCGCAGCCGCCCCTAGTAGTGCTGCCTTGCTAGGCTTCATAGCCAAAATTTGACTGACTATCTTATGAACCTTCTTATTCGTTGGTGGACTAACCTGAGCTAGTTGACCCGACGGGGTAACTCCATAACCGGCAGTGCGCAGTATATTGGTGGCTTTCTGAGCTGTCGACGCTCTACCAAGACGGGCTAACGGCGCTAAAGATCCATATATAGCCGGGGGTAATTCTCGTTGAATCACTCTCACGAAGGTTTCTCCTATTTCCGCGTCGATATCCCCTTCAGTTTCAGGGTCGCCCGTAGACAGCATACCAAGACTTAAACTGATTTGTGCCTGGGATGTCATGAGGCGAGCTCTTCGATTAAGTGATACAATAGCTTCACCTAACTTTGACATTTCATATAAGAAATCCCGATCGTATTTCTGATTCTGATCAATTTCCCATGGGATCCCTAGTCGCTCAGGCAACCAGTTTGCGGCTTTACGAAGTCCTTCGAGTATCTTCTCACCAATAGCTAACCAGTTAAAATTTCCCGCGCTGTCTTTCCATGGAATGACATCGTAGGTCTCAATATTCTTTGCGATCGATTCTGCCATGGCAGCGTCCAGACTAAAGGCATCTCGAAGGATCTCTTTATATTGGTCCATACCTAGCATATTGGCTTTTCTCATCGTGCCAAACATGACTGTAGACAAACCAAGGAGCACTAAGGGAACGTCCTCATCAGCCATATATTCTCTCGATAATATCGCTAAAGGATGACCGGGGTCATAGGCGGATGGTTGAGTATCAAAGATATCATTTACGACAGCGTGCCCACGCCATTGAATGAGAGCTATGATATCCTCTACCATGTCTCGAGACATAAGAGAAAGTAGTAATCTTGCTTTCGCCATTCTCGTGTCGCCTCTATTACTATAAAAATCTAATCCATTCATAGGGCATTGTAATTGTTATTGTTAAAACTTTAAAATCTCATCTAAAATTAAGGGTCACAAGTCAGTGCTAGACTCAAGGTCGCATTAAAGCAGATCTCATTGCAACTGTCCAAGGATGCAGACTTCCAGGGACTACCACATTAACAGCGCTGGCAGCAGGTATACCATTAACTGTCACGACGATGGGATTCGCAGAACTATAAGCTCCCAGAACAGGCAAAGCTCTATTAGCAACTAATTGCCAAGGGAAAAAGAGGAATCGTACATCAAAACCTTTCTCATAAGTCAGAATAAAGGGTTGTGATGAAATCGTTAGAGTACCAGCTATCGTCGGGATATTTGCAGTAATTCTAATTATCGTCCCAGGCGCTGCGTTTAGGATATTAGTCCCTATCTGGATGAACAGGCCAGTGAAATAGCGAGTCGTTGCCACTCCCTGAGCTTGTGCTGTCCAGTTTCCACCTGCAAAAGTACCGATTGCGGTTTCTTGATAAAAAGGAGTGTCCATAGCTTGTCGATCAAGCATCTGTTTAAACATATCTGCTATAAACCGACTAGACGGATCAATCGGGGCTGCGTTCATTTTCGCTCCGCTTATTTGGAAGAATGGCATCATTGACAGACGACTAAGGCCTCTTATGCTTCTGGTAACAATACGTTGAGCCCGCAAAGATTGATTCTGCCTATATCGCATAAGTTTATTCCTATACGCTCTCTTGGCACGAGCACGGGCAAGTGCTTTAGCCGCTAGCATACCAGCTGCTACTCCTGCTCCGGCACCTGCTATTCCCCAAATCGGGGCTTTATACTTCTGATAGAAGTTTTTAACCTTTTGACCTATTGGAGCACCGATTTCAGGGTCACCTGAGATAAGTTGATAAGTTGAAAGAGCATCAACTTCATCATCGTCGGTGACGTCGCCATAGTCAAAATCACCGTCTTCATCACCGGTTTCGTCATCGCTTAAGTCAATATCTCCAACGGGATCCCCAAACAAATAAGGAGCATTAGTGATGTCCGCCAAAGGTTGTCTTGCGTCAGTAGTTACATCTAAATCATTAAATGATTTCATAGGTTTACATTTTAAAGTTAAACATAAAGATATAACATGAGTAATCATGACCGAATAAGTGGTAACTTCATCCGTCGAGCTGAATCAGGATAGACAGGTTTATAAATTCCCCATTTGAAAAGACGGTTCGATGGTCTTCTGCGACGCTGAAATAAACCAATATGAAGATGATCAGGCTCGATAAATATGCCAACATCGTACTTATAAATAGGCAAACGACGAACGGCTTGCTGTAACAAACGGATTAATCGCTCTCTTTTATAGAGTACAGGATCAGACATATTAGTAACAGCATAAAACCTCTTACTAGTAGGAGCTATATCAGGAGCTATATCTAGGGCAATGCCTTGTCTGTGAGACGGACTGGATCTTATGTATGATGTAGCTCGCCATCTAAATTTTGTTGTATCTTCGACAATTTTCCAAACATGCATTAGGATAGGCAAATATTCCCGCTTTGCATAAAGAATCTTATTAGCGGGTATTGCAGATATATCCTGATTAATAACTTCACGCCCCCTAATACGCCAAACTTGTGAGAACAATCCCATAATTCAGATAATTTTAAAAAGATTAACGATTAAATATTAAATATTTCCCGAATTGATTCAGGAGTAATAATTTGCCGTAGCGCAATGTAGTTGGCTATATCGTTCGCATAACGATTATCTTCAGCGCCAACACCAGCATAAGCGAAATTGTTTCGCTCGCGTTGATGCAAGCAATTTATTCCATTAACGTGATATAATGTCATGAGGAGTTGAATACCAAGTTCCTTATCACGTAGAGCACCAGGAACAAGATTGTTAACTTGGACTAAGAGATAATCATTAGCGAAAGGTTCTCTCGGCACCCATTGATGATTAGCATCGTCCCATTGCCAATCCTTAAAGATTTGAAATGCGCTATGAAGAAGGTAAGCGATCGAAGGAATAATCTGAGATGCCGGCTCATTCAGATTCATCGTATATGGCTGTCCAACGACTTGAATCTCTTTAGCTTCGCTGGGTGAGAATGCTCGAATAGCTGCTAAGACGTCAGCTTTATCCATAAGCTTTCTTAATCGAGATTCTGTGTTATTATATATTTTAGCCATCCAACTAAACGTTCCCGGTAACAATTGAAAATATCCTTTAGCACGCCGTAAATATATCCGAGATGCGTGCAGATAATCATTAATTTGCGCTTTAATATTAGCTATAGCCCTTCCGTTAAAGCGAGACTCAGAAAAAGCAATCGATAATGATGACAATATGATGGGCATCCGAAATTCAGGAGGAATCTCAGGAATTCTCTTAAGTATCTGAGAAAGTTTGGAGATGATAGTTTGAAAAGGCAAGTCAGAAGCTGCGCTACGCAGTCTCTCCATGGTAAGAGTCTTCCATTGAGAAGAAGCACCAGGTATGTCGATAATCCCATTGAGGGCGTCTGCCCAGACTTGAG